TGCTCCATCTCCTCGGCCCGGCCGAAGTTTTGGGCGCTGCCGACCTCGGTCCGGGCGATGGTCTCGGAGCGGAAGCCGGTCGCGTCGGTGTAGACGCTCTCGATGCGGCCGCGGAGGTCCGCTAGGCCCTCGCCGGACCCGATGCCCTCCTCGAGCGTGGCCCGGAGCGCGTCGCGCGTCGTGTTGTTGACCGCGAGCATGAGGAAGCTCTTGTCTTTGATGAAGTCGACGACGAACGGCGTGGCGAGGATGTCGGTCGGACTAACGCCGAGGAGCTTGGCGATGGCCGCCGCGCCGATGGTGATGTTGTCTTGATAGAGCCCGGTCGCGAGCGCGAGCACGGCATCGTCGGCCTTCTTGGTGTCGAATAGAATGCGGTTTATCCAGTTGCCCGAGCTCTTGCGCGACTTGGGCGCGCCCTCGTCCGCGAGATTCTTGAGGACCTCGGCCTGCTGCTGCTTGAAAAACTTTTTGAATGCGTTGCGCGCCTTCTTCTGCGCGGCCGGGAGGAGCGAGAGGAACTCCATGCGCTCCTGCTTAAGCGCCTCGGGTATCTCGGTTAGCTGCTCTTTTTCGGAGAGATGCGCGTGCGTGTGTACTTTTTTTTTTGACCCCGACTCGACGAGCCGGGCGCCTTTTATTTTGACCTTGATGGTGCCGTCCTTCGCGGCCTTAGCTTTCGATGCGATGGACTCGAGGACCTTCGCTTGCAGGCCGGCGACGAATTGCTTGCGGAGGAACTGCCGCGCGAGGATGCGGCGCTTCATGCCCTTAAATCGCTTTGAGAGGAATCGGTCGGCCTTGCGCGTGAGCTTTATCTCCGCGAACTTGGTGCCGTGCGGGAGAGCCTTCGGCGCGCCGGACTCGTCGGCATCCGGCTCCACGCCGTCGCCTATCTGCGGCGCCACGCCGAGCGGGACGAAGATGCTATCCCCGCCCTCGAGCGGCTCGTAGTTGAACAGGTCGCGCTTCTCGTTGGTCGTGAGGAAGAAGCCGACGGAGGCCGCGGTCGCGAGGTTGACTTTCTGCGCTTGGTCCTCCGGGACCGGAGACGCAAAGGAGAGCTCCATCGTGTCGGTGTATTCCGGGAGCAGGCGCTCGGTGAGGACGCCGGTGATGAGCTGCATCTGCGGCTCGATGGTGTCTTTCGCGAACACGCGCTCCCCGACCTCGGCATTCGCGAGGTTGACATCGTTGGAGGTAAGCAGCGCCATCGGCACGCCGAGGATGGCCGCGATGCTCGTGAGGTTGGCCTCGCGCGACTCGTTGAGCGCCATGTCTTTCGGGCTGCGGCCGATAGCTTCGTACTTGAGGCCCTTCTCGAGGAGTGCGGTGCGGCCGGCATTGTCCGGTCCGCCGTTGCGCGCGGCCCATGTTTTCTGTATGCGCGAGAACTCCGGGTCCGAGAGCTTCTGCTCGGTCGTGAGAATGCCGCCCGGCTCCGCCCAGTTTTCGAGCAGCATCTTATTCCACACGGCCGCCGCTTGGTCGGCATCTATCTCGAGCGCCGCGGCGCCGAGCGCGGAGAAGCCCTGCCGGATGTCGAGCGGGGACGGCTCGTTGATGACGATGATGTCTTTCGCGTCGAGGTGCTGCGTCGTGCCGGCGATGGTGTAGTCGTAGGCGACGATGTTGCCGGCCGTGTCGGTCTTGGCTTTCAAAAGGTCCGGGCGGAGCGGCCATAGCTGCATGATGCGCTTGCCGCCGAGGCGGTCTTTATAAATCGGGCAGCTCCCCCATATCGAGAGCATGAGCTCCGCGGTGAAGAAAAATTGATACTTCGTTTGTACCGGGTTGGGGCGGTAGAGAAGCGAGAGGACTTCGTGGTCCTCGACTTCCTCGATGTCGCCGCCCTTCGCGAGTTTGTAGAGCTCGAGCTCGATGGCGCCGACGCGCTTGGCGCGCTTCGAGATGGCCGCATACACGATGCCGGCGTAGTTGCCGGCCGGGTCGACTGCGACGCTGCGGCGGCGGAGCTGATTTGTCATGCCCGAGAGGCCGAAGAAAAATTGCGAAGGGTTGGCGATGAAGCCTTTTGCCGCGCCGCGGAGAGAGTTGAGAATTCTTTGGCCGAGAGTGGGTTTCATATTTTTAAAGTTGGCCGCGATGCGCGAGCGCGCTGATGCAAAAACTATACCATGCTCCGCTTTGGCCCGGGCTCGCCGGTGAGAGGGACTGTGAGTTGCTCGCCGCCCGGCGACGAAAGGTCGATGCCTCCCCGGAGGCGTTTCGGGTTGAACTGTACGAGCTGCGGCACGCCGTCGGGCTGCGGTATCTCGATAACGAACTGCGCGCCCACGATGTCGACGACCGCCTGTATCTCCTCGAGGTGCTCGCGCCCGGCATGGGGCATATCCGGCTCGAGCTCGCGGGCCTTGCGGTAGCGAGCGAATGCCTGCTTGCAAAGGAGAAAGCCCTCCCGCTTGGAGAGGCCGCGGCGCTGCGATGTGGTGAGTCCCGCCATGCTAGTCGTGGCGCCGGCGGATGACCGCTCCGAGCACGACGCCGACGAACATGATGACCGCCCCGGCTCCTAGTGCATAAAAGTCCATGCCTAAATTATAGCGCACTACAAAAGGCGCGCACTCCCGCCCTGTGCAGAATCCTCCCGGCGCACGCCGTTGACGATGAGCACGGCCGCCGGCTCCATGTGGAGCTCGACTTTGATGGGGTGCTTGCAATGCGGGCAGCGCGTATCGAATGAGAGCGTCGCGGTCCCCGCCGCGGCGAGCGAGAGGTTGCGGAGCACGACTTCGGTGCAGGCGGGGCAATGGAGAATCATAGGATACGGATGTTAGGGCCGCCCTCCGAGAGCTCTTTGCCGTGGGTGTATTCGCCGTAGCGGCCGGCGTCGACCGCGTGGTCCTTGACCTTAACCGGCTCGTCGAGAATTTTGCCGTCCTTCGTGGTCTTCCACGAGTAGAGCTTGAGCTCCTCGAGCAGCTTGAGCGAGCGCTTGGTGATGGCGAGCGGCCGGCCTTTGACGAAGATGATACCGGCCTCCACGGCTTTGTCGGCGGGTTTGGCGTTGAAGCCGGCGTCGCATATTTCTTGAATGCGGTCCGGCTCCGCGTTGTCGCAGAATATCTCGTCGCTCGTGGTGAGCACGCCTTCGCGCTCGAGCCGCTTAAGCTCCTCGATGAGCTCGCGGTTGGTGAGGTTTGTTTTATAGAGCTGCTCGTCCCATGTGTAGGCGAGCTCCTTGCGCGCGATTTTGATGAGAGCCGTGGCGACATTGAAGCCGAAGTCGAGGCCGAAGAAGACGGCGTCGGGATTCTCCGGGAGGTCGTCGACGAGCGTGTAGTGCTGATAGATTTTCGTGCCGCGCTTCGGGCGCTCGCCGAGGCCGAAGGTCGCCCAGTATTGAGGGTCCGCGTCCTTCATGCGCTCGATTTCTTGGATGATGGCCTCCTCGAGGAAGGGGTTGCAGCGGTAGTCCGAGTGGATGTATTCGACATCGTTGCGCGTGAGCACTTTTTCAAAGAGCCAGTGGTCCTCCTCGACCGGGTTAAAGTCGAGGATGATTTGGTCCGTGGTGCGGAGGACGAGCTGCATAAATTCCGCGTAGGTGAGCTCGTTGGCCTCGTTGACCCACAGCTTATTCCGCTTGCGGCCGCGGAGCTTCTGCGCGTCGTCGACCGGGAAGAAGCCGACGGAGTTGCGGCCCTCGCGATACACATGGTCGGTCTTGTTGTGCTGCTCCTCCCGGTAGAGCCCGAGGTCGCGCATGATGCCGAAGAAGTCCTCCATCGCCGTCGCCTTGAGCGCCGGGAGTGTTGCGCGCACTATCTCGATTTTGTAGGGTCCCTCTTTTTCTTGGAGGTCGGTGTTGAGCGCCTGCGCGATGGCGTAGGTTTTGCCGGAGCGCACGCCGCCCTCGAGGACGATGATGCGCGCCGTCGATGTGCGGATGAGGTCGTAGAGCTCGGTCGTCTCGAGCTCGAGAAATTCCTCCGGGCTATCGGCCGGCTTTATTTCGGGAAGTTGTGGGAGAGTGCGCTGCATGGCGGACGACTACCTTAAAACCTCCGACACGCTTGCCCTTGCTCGTGATGTCGAGGCCGGTCTTCTCGGTGAATCCCA